TCAGGCCTCCTGAATATCGTGATACTCTTCACACGCCTGCAGCGTGTTCTGAATGAGCGTGGCTACGGTCATCGGGCCGACGCCGCCGGGAACCGGCGTAATGTACGACGCGCGCGCGGCGGCATCTTCATAAACGACATCGCCAACCACTTTGCCGCTTTCCAGGCGGTTAATCCCGACATCGATCACGATCGCGCCTTCTTTAATCCACTCGCCCGGAATAAAGCCCGGTTTACCTACAGCCACAATCAGCAGATCGGCGTTTTCAACGTGATGACGCAGGTTTTTGGTAAAACGGTGGGTTACGGTGGTAGTACAGCCTGCCAGCAGCAGCTCCATGCTCATCGGGCGTCCGACGATGTTGGAGGCGCCAATGACCACCGCGTTCAGGCCGTAGGTATCAATGTTGTAACGCTCGAGCAGCGTGACGATCCCGCGCGGCGTGCATGGACGCAGGCGCGGGGCGCGCTGGCACAGGCGGCCAACGTTATACGGGTGGAAACCGTCAACGTCTTTGTCCGGCGAAATGCGCTCCAGCACTTTGACATTATCAATGCCGGCGGGCAGCGGCAGCTGAACCAGGATGCCGTCGATAGCGCTATCCGCATTCAGGGTGTCGATAAGTTCCAGCAGCTCTGCTTCGCTGGTGGTTTCCGGGAGATCGTACGAGCGGGAGACGAAGCCTACCTCTTCACACGCTTTGCGCTTGCTGCCGACATAAATCTGCGATGCCGGGTTGCTGCCGACCAGCACGACGGCCAGGCCTGGTGCTCGAAATCCGGCCGCCACGCGAGCCTTCACTTTTTCCGCAACCTCAGAGCGTACCTGCTGCGCAATCGTTTTACCGTCAATAATTTTTGCTGCCATCAGAGAGAGGATTCCATCTGTATCTTTACGAAAGGGGGATGGCGATATTTTGTCAGAAGCCAGCCTCGCTGTCAGTCTTCGTTTAAGATTTTATCTTGCTTTGGTAAGGCGACCGCTGCAATCCCTGCATAATCCTGCCGCGAGCGAAGCCAAAAAGCGCATGGAGTCGAAAGCAAAGTTACCGTGCATAAACATAAGGTTGAATAAACTTTATACTCCTTTCGCAGCTAAACCAGGCAGGTTGCACAGACAACCGCAGTTTCGCGGCAAAATACATTGACTCATCAGGCGTGGACCGTATAATTCCGGCGATTGCACATCACGAAGCTCCCGCTTCTCAATGCGCCCTTAGCTCAGCTGGATAGAGCAACGGCCTTCTAAGCCGTAGGTCACAGGTTCGAATCCTGTAGGGCGTACCATTTTCACTTCTCTTAACGTCTCCTGAAGTCTACTAAATCCAGCATACATGCGGCATTCGCCAATATCTCATTATCTCAACGTCTACTATGGTCTATTGAAATCCACATTCATGTGGGGGTACATTTGGGGGTAGATTCCTGTTCAATGAAATGAGATACCCCCAAAATGAAGCTCACAGCCCGTCAGGTCGACACATCCAGGCCCAAGGACAAACCCTATAAGCTGTCTGATGGCGGCGGTCTTTACCTGTTGGTGAACCCCAATGGCTCACGATACTGGCGCCTGAAGTACCGCATCGCTGGTAAAGAGAAGCTACTGGCGTTGGGGGTATATCCTGATATCACTCTGGCGGTAGCCAGACAGAAGCGCGCAGATGCAAAAAAAGTTCTCGCTGCTGGTGGTGATCCGGGACAGGAGAAGCAGGAAGAGAAACAAGCGAAAGAGCAGGCTGTGGCAAACAGCTTTGAGCGCCTGGCGATGGAATGGCATACCCATAAAAGCACATCGTGGTCAGAAGGCTATGCCGAGCATCTCCTGATGTACCTGAAGAAAGACATCTTCCCCTTCATCGGGCAAAAGGCGATTACGGATATCAGCCAGGTTGAAATGCTTAACGTCCTGCGAAAAATGGAACAACGCGGCGTTCTGGATAAACTCAAGAAAACCCGTCAGGCCTGCCGGCAGATATTCACCTATGCCATTATTACCGGTAGAGCGGAGCACAACCCTGTATCCGATCTGGCTGGCGCGCTGAAGTCGCCCAAGCAACAGCACTACCCACACCTTTTAGTCGACCAGATCCCGGATTTTCTCCGTGCGCTAAGTGAATACAGCGGCAGCACCATCACCCGCAACGCAACTCGACTGTTAATGCTTACCGGGCTCAGGACAATTGAGCTCCGTGCCTCTGAATGGGTTGATATCGACTTTGACAAAGGGGTCTGGAATGTCCCCGCAGAGCGAATGAAGATGCGGCGCCCACATCTCGTTCCTCTCTCAACTCAGGTTCGCGAGTTGCTGGAAGAGATCCACCAACTTACCGGGCGAGGGAAGTATGTTTTCCCCGGGCGGAATGACGCCGGCAAGCCAATGAGCGAGGCCAGTATTAACCAGGTGATTAAGCGTATTGGCTACGACGGTAAAGCGACCGGGCACGGCTTCAGACATACCATGAGTACCATACTCCACGAACAGGGCTATAACACCGCCTGGATTGAAACGCAGTTGGCCCACGTCGATAAGAACTCCATCCGTGGGACATATAACCACGCTCAGTATCTGGATGGCCGCCGGGAAATGCTCCAGTGGTATGCCGACTATATGGCGGCTCTTGAGAATGGTGAAAATGTGGTCCATGGCTCGTTCGGAAAACGTGCCTGACTGGATGCATAGACAGTATATGCAGACGATAGTAGACTTAGGTAGACGAACAAAGAATAGGCTATGTCTAGACTGATCCCCGAAAACCCGTATACCTCTGCGGGCTGGCATAGCCGCCAAAATAGAGGGCGTGAGGTAGCATATGCCTATTGTCGAAAATCTTCCTGACTTATCCCATTGGAAAACAGTTCAAGAGTTCAGTATTTCCCAAGCCGCTTTATTACTGGCTGGAATTGATCCATTTGATTTTGATGAAGGAAAAGAGCTTGATCAAGTACGGGCATGCAACCATGAACGTTGGAAGCAAGCATGGGGAATGAGTTCGGGGATTTTAACGGCTATCAGGCGAGGTATATTAACACCGATCCTGTGCTATTCAGAGCAAATGGTGGAAAATTGGAATGGGCCTGATTATATTGAATATACGCCGATAAAACCAACTGACAGAAATTGCGAAATTTCAAAGAGTAAAACTATTATAACAAGAGACTCATTGTATGCATGGATTGAGAATGAGAGTGTTGATTTTGTGCGCAAGTCAGTTCCAAAGAAAGTAATTTCTTTAAATCGCGAAGTAATCTCCCCTCCGAATATCATTGATGTTGTTCCCGAGTCAGTCGATGACGGTATTTTATTGCTTCCTAAGTATGAGCATCAAAGTGAAGGTTTAGAGTTTGTTCAAGATGCTATAAAGGAACTTTGGTCAACTTATGATGCAGATGAACCACAGACGGCGCCAACTAAAAAAGAAGTAATTGACTATTTAACGGAAAGGGGGGCTGGTAAAAACATGGCGGAGGCGGTAAACCTTGTTTTGCGTCCTGTCTGCCTGCAGGGAATAGGGAGAAGGGTAAGAAAATCAACATGATAATATGTGCCCATCATTCATAGATAATGGTGGGTACTCTACCTGATTTTTCTTGTTATTGGCCATCATAAGCATGTTTTGCATAGGTATCATTAGTACCCACTGATAAATTTAGTCTCCTCTTGAAGGGGGGCATCCCACAAAATCGTACCTACCTATATTATGATAATTTTTAGTGTAACTATCTCGTAAACCGCAATAGACGTTACGAGGTAAATATGTCCCAATCATTAATCCGATTTTCTGAGGTTCAGAAACGTACTGGCTACAGTAAGGCATGGTTGTATCGCCTTATGAGTGAACAGCGTTTTCCCGCGGCAATTAAAATTGGCTCCCGTTCAATCGCCTTTATTGAAAGTGAAATTGACGATTGGATTAATCAGCGCATTACTGAATCTCGTGGTGAGGTGGCCTAATGCAAAAAGAAAACCGCCCATTACAGGCGGCTAACACAGATACTCGCGGATCTGATGTTACGCCACCAGCCTACACCGTTCAAGCCTCAAAACGCACCCCGAAGAAACACCGTGCCCGTACCTACATGCTGCGTTGTGGGGCTGGTGGGTGGACAGAAAACGATATCCTGCGCAATTGCCGCCTCTCATCTGGCCGCAACTATGCGAGCGAACTTGAGCGCGAGCTTGATATTTGCCTGGAACGCCTGGAAGAGAAAAACCCTGATGGTATCGGTGCGCACATGCGTTACCGGTTTGCGTGCCGTGGTGACGTGCTGAAGGTGATTCAGTTCGTTAACCGCATGGCCGCAGTCAACCAACATTACGGGCTTTCTAAGCAGGATATAGCCGACATTCTGAACCTCTACCCGGACAACTTCACCGCCGCATAACGGAGCCGACAAAATGAAAATCGAAAAAAGCAGATTCAATTCTGAGGCCTCCCCTCAGCCTGTAGCCAGCCAGAAAGAGATATTCCAAGCCGAAGATAGCGATATTTCAGTTATTAAATTTGAGGGGTATACCGTGCGCATTGTGAATGTTTACGGTGAGCCGTGGTTTGTTGTCTCAGACGTCTGCCAGGCGCTGGAGATCAGCAATCCAACCAGTGCCGTTTCCTCTCTGGACTGTGACGAGGTAATGACCCTAACTTTAACTGAGGGTCATTCGGGTAAGCGCGGCGGGGCGCGTAGCTGGAATATGGCCGCAGAATCTGGCTTCTATAAACTGATTGCCCGCAGCCGTAAAGCCTCCGCGCCCGGTACGTTCGCCCACCGCTTCAGTAACTGGGTATTCCGCGAAGTCATCCCTTCCATTCGTAAAACCGGCTCCTACGGTGTGCCGTTCGCATTCCTGAATGACCATACCCGCCGCAAAGAGATTTACACGAAGAAAGCCAGCAAGCGCGGTAAAGACCTGCAGTCGTGTAAAGGTGAGAAGGCCCGCCTTGCTGCTGAGGAAATCGAGCTATGGCGTAAGTATCAGCCTGGATTGCCGGAGGTTCATTAATGGTTAAGTCCACCAGCACGCCGCTGCCAAATCACTCCTACCGCGACGCTCACGGCCAGATGGTGAGCGTGACCGCTGTAGCGCATAACCGCGTGACGTTCTATCGCGAGGGCTATCAGTTCCCATGCGTACAGCCCATTGAGCGCTTCATGAAGGAGTACACGGAGGTAAAGCAATGATTACCGCCGCCCGGCGTAAAAGCCTCTCTCTGGCTGGCCTGATGTATGCAAAAGTTAACGCTCTGCAGGCGGTGCGCCACCGTGGGAACCTGTCAAAACCTGTCATTCTGTGGGCCACTGATAGTGGCTCTGTTGAAGTGTATTTCGAGACAAGTAAGCGCGCGGGTAAGCGTTCGGAAACTGACTATCTGGAAGATAGCGTGTCCGGCGCCGGCGGTAGATGCGGGGCCCATCACACCGCCAGCTATAAATTGCCGCGCCGTGACAAAAAGGGCTTGCGGTCTGAAGGTATCCCGGTCTATGGTTATAGCGCACCAGCAAAATCTGGTGCCGGGATTGGCGTCCTGGTAATTCGAATGGCGACACATGACGCGCCTAGCGTCTTTTTTTGTGCCGTTAGTCTGACTCACCCTTTTTTTGAGCGTTGGGATATAATCCAGCGCCTCGCAAGAGCAATGGTGGCTCAGGCAGGGGCTTCTTCGGAAGCGCCGGTATCCATTCGAGCCGGTTACGCCAACCCTGCTTGGGCTACCACCAGTGAAATTGGCGTTTCCGGTGGTAGCGTTACCCGCTATCGAATGGAGGCTGCCGCATGGCTACTACCCTCACCCAAAATCCGCAATTTATTTGGATTATCGCCGCTGTTCGCCGCGATATGCCGACAATTACCGCAAAAATTCACCATATTGCCGCGCCTTCTGAGCGCGAAGCCCGCCGTTCTCTGGTTCGGGATCACGTCTGCTTTTTCGCTGGTCGCATCCGTCTGGAGGTGGCTCATGCGTAACTATTTCCGCATCACCGGCTACGCCGTTAATAAGCGCGGTTTAACGGTTGGTATCGGCTATCAGCTCATATCCAGCGACACCAAAACAGCAACGGCCCACGCAGTGCTTCAGGCGCAGCGTGAAGGTCTCAGCCATGTGCGCATTACCCGCGTTCAGGAGGTATCGGCATGATGAATATTGCTCAAAGAGATCGAATCCTGGCGTCTGTAAACCAGGTCATTGGGCGCAAAGAGAGTGTTGTGCCTAATACCCCAGAAAATAATTCTCACGATCGTTTATTGCGGATAAGCGCTGGTCTCTTGCACCTGTTAAATGAGGTTCTCCCTGGCATGGCCAATACAGCTGAACGCGACGAAATAGCCGTGTGGGTAGATGCGATGTATTCCATCACGATGATAGAAGCGTTGGATGCAAAACCACCTACGCCCACCACCGTGCCAGCCTTGCGCAATGAGATACCAGTGCCGACTGGTAATGATGCCGCAACCACAGTGCGTTATGCCGCAGAACTGCAGGTATTGTGGGAGCTTCATCTTGATACTCGCTTGCGAGAAGCCAACCCCAAAGCTGGCGCCAGACTATGGACGCTAATTAACGAACTTAACTACGCAGCTCAGCGTACGGAAAGCAGATACAACCGCCTGTTGTTAAAGCTGGAGGGCATGAAATGAGAGAGTTTCGTGTGTTTTCCACGTGTCTCGATCGTGCCGGTTACCCGGTGCCTGTTACATGGCGCGGGTATGCCAGTAGTTCAGATGTTGCGATCAGAAAAATGGAGCATGAGGCTAAAAGCAATGGCTGGAGCGTTGCGCTGATTGTTTTTGTACAGCAAAGAAGAGTGGCGCGCGATAAGTCGCTGGTGGAGATAAAGGCATGAGCAATATTTACCCACTCCCGAAAAAGCCGGGTAGTACCGATCCATTCCGTGCAGAGCCTACGCCTGAAGGGCTGAGAATAACCAGCTCTGGTGGCGATGGTCGTGAAACAGTTCAGCTTATCGCTTATGACGAAGCCGTGAACCGTCTGGACGCGGGAGATTATGACGATTCCAGCACGGGTTATGACATTCACCTTGCTGTAGCAGAGGGCGGAAACTGTGGATATTTCGACTTTACCGCGCAGCATAACGTCACTATGTGGCGATGGCTGGTTGCCGCGGCGTTCATCACCGAGATGAAGCTGAAAAACGGTACGACCATTGTTACTGAGCCGGACGGCACGTCATCGCAGGTGGCGGTTTATTCCAATGGCAAAGCGTCTATCACGGTTTATCCATTCTCTGAGCGCCTGGCGATGGCAAATAACATCGAGGGGGCAATGATTGAACGCTACGGCTCAGAAGAGGGCGCGGAAAACGCCATTGTGTTTTATCAGGCCATGCTGGATGTGGAGGCCGGAGAACTAACCGCATTCGGACGAGAAACGCTGGCAGAACTACACGATCACTTCATCAGCGATCTGCAGCAAAACGGATGGCCTGAAATGCCATTGACGCACTGAGGGGGCCAGATGATTACTAAGAACTTCCGGCTTAATGCGCTGGCGAACCAGTACGCAGCGGCGCTGTATGACCATATTACCGCCACCAGCCACGGCGACTACTTCATGATTGATGCGGGTGGTGAGCCTGTGCGTGTAGAGATTGCTGGTGGAGTGAAAGGTATCCGTAACCTTATCGACGGCTACGCGCTGGAGGCGCTGAAAGAACATTACCCGCAGTGGGAAAGCGTAGGGATCGAGCTGCTTAGCCGCTGCGTTACCGCTGCCGGTCTGACCGGTCGCGGTCGTGAGATATGGCAAAGCATGGTTAACGATATGGGCGCAACCGTGGCAGGCAATCACGGGGGTAAGAATGCGTAATATCGACCTTATTCGCGAAGTGACTCATGCCGCCGCTGGCCGCTGGCCTTCGGTGCTGGCGGGCCTGCATATCAATGTGCCGGATTCACCGCGCAGGCATGGCCCGTGCCCGTCCTGTGGCGGTTCGGATCGCTTCCGTTTCGATGATGGCGGCCGCGGCAGCTTTATCTGCAACCAGTGCGGCGCCGGTGACGGCCTTGACCTAATTCGAAAGGTGAACAAATGCGATACCTCAGAGGCCGCGCGACTGGCGGCTGATGTGCTGGGTATTGATTACCGGGCAGCAGTACAGGACGACGCCACCGCCAGCCAGAGGCGGGAGCAGCTGGAAGCCGAGCGTACACAACTGGAGCAGGAGCGCCTGCAGCGGGCGGCAGTGGACGCACAGCAGCGCCGGGCTACGTTTTCCCGTCTGTACGATGAGAGGCGCCAGAACGCCACTCAGGGCGAATCTGAATACCTGACTGATAAGGGGCTGAACGGCTTCACCTTCCCCATTCTTTCCGATGGTTCAATTTTGCTGACCCTGGTAGATGAGGCTGGCGCAGTCGTGGCAGCGCAGAACATTACGCGTGAAGGAGTGAAGCGGCTGGTGGCCGGCTCTGCAAAGCGCGGCGCATATCACGCCGTGAACACGCCAGAAGACCCGCAGACCGTGTTAATTGCCGAGGGGTTGGCTACTGCTCTAACGTGTCACTTAATTTGCCCTGATGCTCTGACAGTAGCAGGAATAGACGCGGGCAACCTGCTGCCCGTCGCGGAAGTGATGCGCCGAAAGTACCCGCTGGCGCAGATCGTCATTGCCGCCGATAACGACAGATTAGACGACAAGCCCAACACTGGCACAGAGCGTGCCGAGAAAGCGGCCTTATCCGTGGATGGTTATGTATCCGTGCCGCCGACAGACTATAAGGCCGACTGGAACGACTACCACCAGCAGCACGGGCTGGCAGCCGCTACAGCAGCCTTTAACGATTCGATGTATCAACCGCAGGGGGACCGCGTGAAACCGCAGTTACAGGCCATTGAGGGCGGAAAGTCCGGTCAGCCAGAGAAAGACCCGCTTAAGCCGCATGTTGAGAGCCGCGCAGACGGCGTTTTCTGGGTAACACCGAAAGTGGACAAGGACAGCGGGGAGGTTATCAACCAGGAAGCGTGGCTGTGTTCGCCGCTGGAAGTGGTGGGCACCGGCCGGGATGATAAAGACCAGTACCTGATTATCCGCTGGCAGGCATTCGGTGTCAGCGCGCTGACGACTGCCGCAATCCCCCTGGCTGATATTGGCGAGCGTGAAGGCTGGCGCACCCTGAAGGCGGGCGGGATTAACGTCACCACCAAAAGCAGCCTGCGCGCGATCCTGGCCGACTGGCTACAGCGCAGCGGCGCGCGGGAGCTGTGGCGCGTTGCCCACGCGACGGGCTGGCAGTGCGGGGCATACATCATGCCGGACGGCGAGGTTATCGGAACGCCGGAACATCCGGTGCTGTTCAACGGCCGCAGCTCGGCGGCGGCCGGCTACACCGTCAAAGGCACTGCTGAGGACTGGCGCGGCAGCGTGGCGCACCTGGTAGCCGGTAACTACTCCATGATGACTGCGACCGCCGCAGCGCTGGCGGCGCCGCTGATTGGCCTGGCGGGCGCCGATGGCTTCGGGATCCACTTCTATGAGCAGTCGAGCGCGGGCAAGACCACCACGGCGAACGTGGCCAGCAGCCTATATGGCAACCCGGATTTACTGCGCCTGACGTGGTACGGCACGGCGCTGGGGCTGGCGAACGAAGCCGCCGCACACAATGACGGCCTGATGCCGCTGGATGAGGTCGGCCAGGGATCCGACCCGGTAAGCGTGTCGCAGTCTGCCTATGCGCTTTTTAACGGGGTTGGGAAGCTGCAGGGTGCGAAGGAGGGCGGCAACCGGGACTTAAAGCGCTGGCGCACCGTGGCAATCAGCACCGGCGAGATGGATTTGGAAACCTTCATCGCGGGCGCCGGCCGCAGGACCAAAGCCGGGCAACTGGTGCGGCTGCTGAATATCCCGCTGAGTAAGGCGGTTCACTTCCATAAGCACCAGAACGGCAAGCAGCACGCGGATGCGCTGAAGGAGGCATACCAGCACCACCACGGCGCCGCTGGGCGGCAGTGGATTAAGTGGCTGGCCGACCACCAGCAGCAGGCTACAGAAGCTGTCAGGGAGTGTGAGGCCCGCTGGCGCGGCCTGATACCTGCAGACTACGGCGAGCAGGTACATCGCGTAGCCGCCAGGTTCGCTATTCTGGAGGCGGCGTTGCTGCTGAGCGCCGAGATCACCGGCTGGGATGCACAGACCTGCCGGGATGCGGTACAGCACAGCTATAACGCCTGGCTGCGGGAGTTCGGCACCGGCAACAAAGAGCATCAGCAGATCATCGAGCAAACGGAGGCGTTTCTTAACGCCTACGGCATGAGCCGGTTTGCGCCGTTCCCTTACAGCCCGGCCGACCTGCCAATAAAAGAACTGGCCGGCTACCGGCGGCGCCATGGGGAACACGACGAGAGCCCGATATCGTTCTATACGTTCCCGGCAACGTTCGAGAAGGAAATCGCCGCGGGCTTTAATCACAAGCAGTTTGCCGAAGTGCTGAAAAGAGCGGGAATGCTGACGCCGCCGAGCAGCGGCCGCGGATATCAACGCAAGTCTCCACGTATCCAGGGCAGGCAGATCAACGTTTACGTCCTCAGCTACCTGCCGGAGGACTACGACCAGCCAGAGGAATAGTATTCCTCACATGCGAGTAAAAGGTGTTGGTTCAGTTGGTTCAGTTGGTTCAGTAATTAAAGATTACTGTTTTATAAGGATTTTAATTATGAATCTGAACCAACACTGAACCAACAAATGCCTGTTTTGAACCAACGCCAGCGCGTAGAGTTTTTTCCCTGGCAGGCGGTGAACCAACAGAATGCCCCGCTGAACCAACGCAAAATTACTGAAGTTGGTTCAGGAAAACCCAGTAACGGCGCGGGCTGGCGGGCAGTGAACCAACTGAACCAACTGAACCAACACTATTTCTGTTTATTATCAGAAAAAAACAGAGACTGACCGAAAGAGAGGTGAGCATGACGGCACAAATTTCAGCATACGGGCGGCTGGTGGCCGACCCTGAGACCCGGACAACGGGAAAAGGTACGAACATGGCTATGGCCCGGCTGGCGGTATCGCTGCCGTGCAATGCCGCAGCGGACGGGCAGGCTACCTTTTGGCTGGGCGTCATTGCCTTTGGTAAGCAGGCTGACGCGCTGGCCAAACACCATAAAGGCGACCTTGTCAGCGTGGCGGGCAATATGCAGCTCAATCAGTGGGCTGGTCAGGATGTCGGTACACAACAAGGCTATCAGGTCATTGCCGATAGTGTACTCAGTGCCAGAACGGTACGCCCTAGGGGTAAAGCAGGACAACAAGGACAGGCTACTGATGCTCTACGCAGGGCTCATGAGCAGCAACTACCCACTACCGGGTATGAAGGATTCGGCCAGACGCCACCGTATGACGATGATTTTTAGCTAGGGAGTCAAGTGATTGGCATATTTCAGCTCTGTTCTATAAACGTATCAGTTACCATGTAAGACACTGTTCATCCTCTGGTGTCTACTTGCTTTATATAGCTGCATACCCCTGCATGAGGTAAGAGAAAGCCCCGCTAGAGCAGACGGGCCTCAGTAAAAATATTTATCGCACAACCATGCGTTTCCAGCAGTAGGTCCGCGCATATCTTTATCGCGGATCTTCTGGCGGCGGTACCAGTGGCGGTTGTTCTGGCTGGCTGGGTGCTAAACTGGGTGCTGGAGCAGTTGCTTGTTGGAAGTACATATCAATATCATAGACCCCCATTTCAATACCTTTTATTATATCGTAACGCTGTTGAGCTAACGCCCTTAACTCTGAAGACACCGACTTATCACTTTTCCCTCGCCAGAGTTTGAATTTCAAGAACTTAAGTCTAATTCTTAATCTGATTTTATCAGCATCCAAGGATACCAATTTAGTCAAAAAGGTAAAAATCTCCCCCAAAAGAAGCGCGAAAAAAGGTATCGCTGCGATATAAATATTCCGTTTTGTTTCATCCATAATTAGTGGGGCTAATTGGGTTAGAAACATTCCTACGCCGCCACCACCAGCAATCCCAACAGCTCGGCTACCACCTGCTTTACTATCTTCAGCCATGGGATTTCCCCTCATGACTGCTCTTGCGCGCTATATCATCTAATATGTTAAGCAGATCATCATTTTTCTTGAGATAAAGCTTTGTCTCGAACTTTTCACCATTTTCTGAATGATAAGTAACTGTGACTTTTTCTTTATAAAAGATGCATGAAATCAATAGTTTAGCAAGAACCCTGATAGTTAAAATAATGGCAGGTAGCGCTGCCAGAATACCTAGCAAGCTTACAAAGTTAAAGTTATGTAGCATAGCCACCTCAACCAAGGTTAAAAGTTAACTCTTTTTACCACCCAAGCGCCTGCCAACCTTCACAATCTTCAGGGACTCAGTTACATCACCACCAGTGTTTTTAACTTTCTTTTGTATCGTAACAGCATACAGTTCCCCAAAAATATTGGGGGTATCCTTATTCTTTAGACGAAGCATGAATTCTTCATCATCCATCCGCACAGTCCGGGATTCCTTATTCAGCATCACTCGCCAGCCAGTCTTCTTCTCGATATCCGCTGAAAGGAAAGTAACCGTTGTTTCGGATTCATCATCTTCCTCTTTCGTCTCGAAAAGGACCCGCGGTGATTTGAAGTTGTCTGCGTTTTCCTTTTTTACCTCTAAAATAACATCTTTTGAATTTTTAGACGGTTTGACAACTAACCCTTCGATTCCTTCTTTAAGTAGTGGTTGTCTGATGAACGAATCTACAGCTTTGCGAATCTCAGGCGAGTTAACAATCTTTTCTACATCTTGACTGCAAACAATTTCCTCACCGTCAACCAAAAGTTTAACCTTTCCCGATGATTTATCAGTTTCAACGATGTCGATCTTGCGACCATCCAGTTTCTCTAAAACTTCCAACACTGTTGATTCGCCAATAATAATCTTTGAAGCCTTTAAGCCAAAAAGCTTCAGCACATCCTTTGCATTGCTCAAATGTTGTACAACCTGAAGTTGAAAGCCAAATGAACCTGCAATAAGTTCAGCATCAACATTCACTTCAAATTTTTCATCCCCATTCAGCAAAATATTAGCTTCATAAAGAGCATCCCCTAATCCCTTAAGGCTCTGCGCTAATGCCAATATGTCCATTTTATGGGTATCTAAGGCTTTGCCAGTATATACAATGTTAAGAGCTTCAACTTGGGCTGTCATTCAAATGTTCCCCACATAAAAAATGGCTGCATTCTACGCCAACGCAGTATGATTAACCAATCGGTAAACTTGTTCTTTTGAGTATAATCTCATAAATTTTTGGCATTTATCGACTACCATTTCGGTGCGTCTAGCCCCCTTCCTGACTGGCAACATCCAGACAGTCTTTCGCTTTCTCAGCACTTACTAACTGCCATAAGTCTAAGAGGCGAGATTCTTGATAAAAGGCTACCTGATTGTGGCCTACCTGACGGCGATTGCCGCTTGGCCAGTCACACTGGCGTTAATTGGTCTCTCTGCAGGAGCGGCATTCTATATGAGACGCAGGGGGCTGGGTGTAGTCCTCGTCGTTCTGTTCATGCTGGTGGCCATCGCTGCGTGGCAGTTTGAACGCTACATGTAAAACCATACCGCCCCATGAAAATGCCTATATCTTATTTATAGGCAGAAACGGTGTTTTCTGGCTATGTATGGCAGAAATGGTGTGTTCTGCCTATAGATAGGCAAGCTTGACGTGTTCTGCCTATAAGGACTGATAGCGCTCGAAAATGGTCGCTGAGAGGGGCATAGATGGAGATAGTTAAGCGCCCACCAGCCCGCGCGGAAGATTTCGGCGGCCTTCACAAAGCCGCGAAGGAGACCCAGCACCGCATGGGAATAGCTCAGCCCAATGGGCAAGCGTTCAGGTTAAAAACAAGCCGATGAAGGTGAATGTATTGGATTAATCTTCTTCGATGTTACGATAATACTTTATTTACTTTTGGGGATAAGTTGATGTCAGTATGGAACATCATTGTTTTGATATTCGCTATTATCATTTATGTTCTTCCCGGCGTTATAGCCAGTTCAAGGGAGCATAAAAATGCTACGGCAATTTGGGTGCTAAATATTGTCTTGGGCTGGAGCTTCTTGGGTTGGATAGCCGCGCTTGTCTGGTCCTTCACAAACCCAGGAGTGGTAAAGCTCGAACCACAGGTGCTTGGTGTGGAATCTGCTGGCGCTGGTTCAGTAGGCGATACTAAAAAATGCCCGTATTGCGCAGAAACAATAAAAAAAGAAGCAATATTGTGCCGATTTTGCGGAAAAGACCTACCATAAGTATTAATCATCCAGAAATAGAACCCCGCTTCGGCGGGTTTTTTTGTACCTTTATGTTTCATAAAACGCAATGCTTGCCATTTATGTTGCATAAACTACAATATAAATTGACTGTATAAATATCAGGGGTAAGCAGATGAACCGATCACAAATCACGGTAGCACTTTGCCGGGAGCATCTTCAGTCCATTCGTGAAATTCAGGAAGAGGAGCGCAAGCGTTCTCCGATTGGTGTAGCACCAACGGTAAACGCTATTGCCCGCGCATTGGTCGCTAAGGGCCTTGAATCCGTTAAGCGGGGTGGGTGATGGAGCAACTACAGAGATTGGCTGAAGTTATTGCCGAAACCTATATTCGCGATCTGCGCCGGGAAACTGGCTCCAACATTATTAGCATTGGCGGTGTAAGTGGCAACGTTGAAAAACACCTGCTCGCCGCGGGGCTTGTCGATAACACAATATATGCCGCTAAAGATGAATATGGCGCGACATTTGAACGAGAAGCCTATCGCATGTTAATGAATTTTATATCATTTGATGGCCCTGAATATCGCCTTACCGAACATGGTCGATTAGTCATAAATCTTCTGAACACCAACGCTCTGAAAAAAAACAAAGTAAGAACCCTACACTGAGGCGCTCATGACAACTGATTTTGGCAAATACACCATTGAGATTGAAGCCGATGCGGCCAAACTGCTGGCTGGTCAGGCGAGTGCAGATACAGCTTTAAAGCAAATTGAAAACTCAGTCAAAAAGACAGCTAACTCTGCTGACAAGCTAGATAAAAGCCTGGATAACTTGGGTGGAGGGTTTTCGCGCCTTGCTGTGGCCGTGAAAGGATACATATCAATTCAGGCGCTGATAAAGCTCCAGCAGCTTTCTGAGGAATTCACGCTACTTCAGGCGCGAGTAACGCGTTTATCCTCTAGTTCAGAGGAAGGGGCGCGGAGCTTTCAGCAGCTTGTGAGTATTGCTTCGACAACCGGGGCCAGCCTTGGGGATACCGTCAACCTCTGGCAGCAACTCACCGCCACACTGAAAACCGTAGGTGCTACTAACAGCGATGTTAACCGGCTCGTGATGACGCTGCAAAAGATTGGCACTATCGGTGGCTCATCGGCTCAGGAAATGGCTAACGCTCTCAGGCAATTTATGCAATCGGTAGCGTCAGGAAGAATTCAGGCGGAAGAGTTTAACTCGGTACTGGAACAAATGCCTGAGTTGGCTCGACAGATTGCCGACGGCATGGGAATTCCGTTTAACGAGCTTCGACAATTGATGCTGGCCGGCAAGTTAGATATTGGTGAAGTGCTTGCGGCGATCGAAAGACGGTCGGATGAAATTAACCAGCAGTTTGAAAAAATGCCTCGTACCGTCACGCAGGCTACCAACGCGTTGGTTACTCAGTTTGGTGTGGCAGTTTCAAAAATAGATGATGCTATTGGGGCTTCACGCTACTTGGCGAAGTTATTAGACGGCGCCGCGCTAAGTATCAGCGTAGCAACCGGAAACGCTCCAGACGCTGTGATGCTAACTCAAAAGCTTGAGCAAAATACTGAGCAACTTGCTGTGGCTGAGTCTGATTTAGCTAAGGCGAGAAAGGCGGGCTTGGGCTGGGGAGTAAAACAAACAGAGCAAACGGTTGATAGGCTTAAGGCGGAACGTGCATTGATCCTAATGGCACGACAGGCAAGCAAAGACTCACAAAGTGTTTACACGCCGTCTAAAGGGGAGAAGCCCGCATATATCACCAATCTCGAAAAGAAAACTGCAGAGAACAACGCCAATTCGATCATTAAATCTGGTCAAACAGTCGTCGATAAGCTCACCCAGCAGCGTGAACAGCTAAGCAAAGACAAGGCCAAAGGGCTGATTGACGATAAGAAATATGCTGATGCTGCTGCTGTTCTGGATAAGCAAATTGCCGAAGCCAAGAAAAAGCAGGATAAGCCTGCGAAGAATGCCTTTGTTCGCGGCGACGATTCAATCGACAACCTGCAGCGGCAGATTGCCGTTTTGACAATGCGCTATGACGAGAACACCAGAGAGGCCGCACAGTTTAATGCCGTGGCCGCTCTCGGAGCTAAGGCTACCGATGCACAGAAGGAAAGAGTGCGTGAGTTGGCCGGGCAGTTATTTGACGCTCAGCAGCGACAGAAAGACCTTAATGATGCGATCAGCAATGACCCGCTCAGGAAGGAAAATAAAGCCTATTCTGACGGCAGAGATCAACTTAAACGCCAGCTCGATGGCCAGATGATTGATCAGAAGACCTATAACCAGCAATCGGAGTTGATGGAACAGCAGCACCAGGTCAACCTAGCCAAAATTCGTGCGCAGCAGGTCGTTACGCCACAGCAACAGGCAGCCGGCGAGGTAGATCCAGTACAGCGCCTCGCTAACCAGCATGCTCAGGAACTTGCGCTTATTCAGCAGTTTGAACAGCAAAAGACAATCACTGAACAGGAAGCTTTAGCTCTCAGGAACGCTGCAAACAATACCTATGAAAAACAGCGAATTGAGGCTCAATGGGAGATATTCCGCAACCAAAGCACAACTAACGAACTTATGGCGGCGGCAGTTGATGGTTTTGCCAGCCAGGCCGCCAGTTCGATGACGGGATTAATCAACGGTACGCAAAGCGCCACAGAGGCTTTCAAGAATCTGGGTAACGCCATTCTTAATAGCGTCATTCAGGCTCTGGTTGAAGTTGGCATTCAATACCTGAAAAATGCTGCGATGGCGATGATAGCCGATAAGATGACATCTAACTCATCACAACAGGCCGGTGCGCAAACCGCTGCCGCGTGGGCTCCTGCCGCAGCCGCAGCCTCTATCGCTACATTCGGTGGCGCAGCTATCGCCGGTATAGCCGGCATGGTAGCAGCGTTCGCCATCGGTGCCGCTCTGGCCGGCAAACGAAAAAATGGCGGAACGGTAGGTGCTGGTGGCGCGTACCAGGTTGGCGAAGGGAATATGCCTGAACTCCTGCAGACCAAGAACGGGTTAATTATGATTACTGGTGACCGAGGCCGAGTGTTCAGCAATAAGGATGTTACCGGTAGTTCTCCGACGATCCAGAAGGCGTCTACGGGTAAAGAATACCTACCAACTTCATCAGCATCATCCAGCCAATCGGGAGAGAGCTCTAAGCGGCCGATACAGGTAAATATCCAGCTGATAGATCAGACAACCGGCAGCCAGCACAACATCACTGGCACTGACGCTTTCCAGCAAGGTGACGTGGTAACAGTTACTGGATTTCTCAATGACGTGGATACAGGCGGCCCAATGTCCACAGCGATCGCAGATGCGCACGGGCTTAGACGGCAGGCAAGGGGATCCTTTTAATGTGGTCTAAGGGGGGAGGTAAACCCTCTCCCCCATGCTTTACAGGACTGCCAGTTTAAGAGCATTTTCACCCGTCGGAAATAAGAACTTTTTTTCGCGTGAACGCAGCCAGTAAACAACCTACCCCATGAGAGGGTGACAAAAGTTGACATCGAAAGGCGATCCCGTGACTAACGACGAAAAGCGAAAACTATACCGTGCGTGGGCTGATGATATCGGCGGCGGAACACCTTTCCCGGACGCCTGCAGGGATATGACGTGCGGAGCGACGACGAGGAAAGGGACACCGTGCAAAATGACGGTGCTCTACGCTTCTGGGCGCTGCAAGTTACACGGCGGCATGAGCACCGGCGCAAAGACGCCAGAAGGTAAGGCGCGGCAGTTAGAGGGATTCCGCCGCTGGCTGGAGAGAAAGCGGCAGGCCACCAGCCAAGGTGCTGGTTCGCATTGAGGTTTGCACCGAAAACGGCTTTAAAATATTGGACTGTTCTTGACGGATTTAAAACGCGGTCATTCTGAAACCCGCGCCAGTAGCGGGCTAATAACAACAATGAGACCTGAGCCGTCAAAGTTTTTAGGTTCGTAGTACGCAACACGGTACGCAGCAAAATGAAGGTTTTTTCAGTGCGTACTTGTTTAAGTGTGTTCTGCGCGTGGCGATGTAAGTTAATGATTAGGCTTAATTATAGCGAAGAGCGATAATCGGGGTAGCGAATATGGGTATTAAAGGCAGGGGCATGAACAACATTCGGCGCAACATGAATGCGCTAGTGAGGGACATTACCGGGCGGCGCTTACCTCGCGCAATGACAGCCGCTTTGCATGAGGCCGGATTCGTAGCCGCAATCTATACGCCAGTTGACACCAGCACGCTGATTAACTCGCAGTTTAAAGAGGTTATTACTAACGGGACGCGCATCACTGGCCGCATCGGATATTCAGCGAATTACGCAATCTATGTCGCAGATCCGACTATCCCGCAGAAGTTCACCCTGCCCAGGGCCAGGAAAGAGTTTTTGCAGCATGGTGTTGCTGATGCAAAACCGCAGATGGAGGCAGCTTTCCTGCGAGAATTATCAAAACGCTGATTGCGGAGAAAACGAAACCGATACATGCGCAGCAGTTGCTTACCCCATGAGTGGTTAACAATTGTTAAGGTTCTAGCGACGATTATTAGGCCGTATTCGCAGTAACCAATTGTGCACAACTCATATAATTTCGTATTCATTTGCGGATTTTTTTAGCGAAGATCTGAGCCAATGAGAGAGCAGACGCGGGTTTATACCTCTGCGCTACCACGGATTAACCTCCAGTTTCTGGCAGGTATGCAAAGAAAGCTGGTGGATTCGAGCCCGAAAACACAGATTTTTTGTGATACCGAGAGCGGAAGGGTGTACTTCTCGATGGTCTCTGGTGGCTACAGCGCGACAATCAACGGAGTAATGCGGGTTATTGGCATCACGATCACCCGGGCAGGTTTTGGCTATCGGCGATGGTACATTTGCCCGCATTGTGGTGGCCGGGTTGCGAAATTATTTATTGGCCGGAAGGATATAGGGTGTCGTAAATGCTGGAGCCTTCACTATGCCAGCCAGAGTGAAGATGAGACCGCTCGCTTACGGCGCAGTGTGTGGAAGCAGAGGCATGATCTATGGGGGGATGATTACCCACCCGCGGGCAGCCTGCTAAATAGCCCGCTCAAGTTTCCGAAGCCTGCCGGCATGAGATGGGATACCTTCGAGAAAAAGCGCTCTCGACTGCTAAAGACTGAATCAGCTTACTGGCGGTTGAAAGAACCGAGGGACGCTAAAGGGTTTGCCCGGGTGATGCGCAAAGCTGAGGCGTCAATGCGTTCATTTGAACGGGCATCGAAAAGGCTAACACCAGGCTATCAGTAGAGCATGTCAGGGCAAAAAGCTGAAAGAAGAAAATGTAAGCACATTGATAGTTAAAACCTATATAACCATTCTGTAGGGCATAACAACTTGAACATAAACTACATATAGTGTTTATAGCCATTTTTAGGATGGTTTTTCGATGCTTTTCCGTAACACGCCACATTGACATGCCGGTAACTTAAGGTACATTTAGCATCAACCGAGCCCGATCCCCTGTTTCTCCGTAGCCAATTTGGTTTGTGAGTCTCACGGTCGGGCCTTTTACTATCTGAATCCGTATAACTGAATGATTGCAGCCAAGCCGCATAAAGAATATCGCCAGCAGCTCGAACTTTTGTTGAGCCGCGGCATGGTTATTCATGACTCTCAGCGCGCGATGAGAAAGTTATCTCAGGTTGGCTATTATCGCCTTTCTGGGTTCTGGTATACCTCACGAATTATACGTACCAGCGACGAAGGACTGTCATTCAGGAGTGACGATTTTCTTCCTGGCACATCATTTGAACAGGCTTACGATCTTTATCTATTTGATAAAAAACTTCGAATGCTGATGATGGATGCCCTTGAGCGAATTGAGATTCACATTCGGTCAGTCATCGCTCATGAGGTTGGTAGGTATGATCCTCTTGCTTACAGAAAGGAATCCTACATGAACCAACGCCTCCTAAATGATGGTCGGAATGGGAAACCCAGTACTTTTGAAAAATGGCGTAATAAACTGGATCTGAAAATTCAGGACAGTAGAGATGAGTGTATTATGTGGCATCTCAGCCAACAAAAAGAAATCCCTTTCTGGGTTGCTGTTGAGACTTGGGATTTTGGACAGATGTCTAAATACTACGCCATGCTTAATGGTGGTATGCAGGCAAAAATTATTAAACGCCTTCAGCTGGATAATAAACAAACCCTGACGAAGTGGTTACAATGTCTCAATTTACTTCGTAATCGCTGTGCCCATCACTCCCGTATCTGGAATCGTAAGCACGCAGTTGTTCCAATTCCGAAATCTATTTTTTTCGATGAACTAAAGATTGACGCCAGAGCCTGTGAACGTCTATACAGTGCCATATGCATAATGTGGTACCTAGTCAAAATGATTGGCCCTGGGTCAACTTGGATCAGACAAGTTGCAGAGCTCTTCGATAAAAAACCTAATATGCCCGGCTGTTCATATGAATCGATGGGCGTTCCGAAATCAGGCTTCCCTAGAGCCAGATTCGGAGACGCGCTTGGATTCGTGCATGCAGACAACGACCCGCTTCACGAGGGCCAAGAAGGGGCCTAGTTCAGTTCTTACAACATATCTCGTGCGCTTCTGTTTCCTTCATCCATGGAGCTATGAATATAGCGCTACTGATAACTTCTTAGCGTTGCGCCCCTGACGCTTCCAGGCGCTGTAAATGTCCTTATCCCACGCCTTGCCCGCTTTAGTCTGATAACCGGCCTCATTGAGCCGCTCAGCGATAATGCGGCCATTGTCGAACCCTTCCCGGATAGTATCAGCAACAATCCCGATAACAGCCGCTTCATTGTATAGAGTCGGCGGGATCCCCTGCTTACCACCCGCCAGCGCAGCCGCCGCAACTTCCATTCGCTCCACCAGTTCAAGCATACGCAACTGTGGGTTGATATCTGGCTGGTTCAGTTTGCTGCGCAGGGCATCGAGCAACCACGCTGTCTTGTCACCGCCCGCCGCTGCTACAGCCTGATTAAATACGCCATGCAATTCAGCCGGAACGCGGAATGCTACCAGATTAGATTTGCTCATGAGGGGCCGCCATATCAGTGTTTTCGGTCTATACAGTATACCACTGTATAACACTGTTATACGGATGAGGTTTCGTATTACTGACTGTTTTTTCCATCCATCCTCGCTTTTGGTGTGCGGCGCTGGTGGTCATAAATTTTGGAATACTTTGGAAATTTGGGAGATACCGACGGCAGAAGGAACCGCGCTGGGGATAGTCTTAAGTTGAAATACTTACCAGGGTCATCCAAAAAAGATGCGTGTTAAATTTATACTGTTTGATACAGATTTGGATTGCTCTGATTGGCAAACGTGCGTCGCGGTTGGCGCTGCATACTATAGTGGCGATCGAGCGTATTAAATTTTCCGGGCCCGTACATGCGGGAATATTCCGGATGTAAGAGGGAACCTTCCAGGCGAACAGGGTAACCGTTAGTTACTATGTTGTTGGCTAAAGGTGGGATTTCCCCACCTTTAGCATCATCCCTAGAGTACATGTAGGGCTAGGCGATTAACTATAGGATTTATGGTGATAAGTCTTTTCTCACTGCTATCTCCTGTTTTAAATGCTTTCTTGAGTGACGATCTAAGGCTCAACGTTGACCTACCTTTTTTAACAGGGCACAACGTGCAGTTGCGAAAGATCAATATTGACCAATGTTTCAACGCATACCTTGGATGTTCACCTACCGCTCGGAGAGAGCCAAATGAGCATCAAGTTATTCGCTGTTTCCATACTCGCTGCCGCTTTCGTCTTTGTTTCAGATATGGCTATCGCCAAATCGAATCAGTTAACTGATGACCAGGTTAAGCAAAAAATTATCGACGACTCTATAGCATCCTACCCAGGCACTTGTGCTTGTCCGTTCAATACGGCACGGAACGGAAGCTCATGCGGCCGCCGCAGCGCCTGGAGCAAAGCGGGAGGTTATTCACCCACCTGCTACAAAAAAGAGGTCACGAAGGAGATGGTCAAAGAATGGCGTCAGCAGAATCAGTAACGGTAACTGTCTGCTGAATGTGTGATTTTGCTGTCTTAAACATCGTGAATGTTGGTTCAACCCGCTAAATGTTGGTTCAAAATAGGGTGGTGTTGGTTCAGTTTTTTGAGAAATATATAAACAAAACAATGGTCTTTACGTATTGAGGCAACTGAACCAACCGAACCAACACATTTTGCATGTATATAGAGAAATTTTTCCGCACATAAATTTGGGCGCGATTTTGTACCGGTGGATATTACCGACATGTGAGAAGGTACCCTGAGCCCCAAATTGCACGATAAATAGTCAATTCTCATCCGCAGAAAAATAAATGGGGGTACATTTGGGGGTATGTGTGATTTTATGAATCTATATAGTTAAATAAAATCAATTTGTTATGTTTTTATATCGAATCCTGTAGGGGTACCATTTTGCAGTAAACAGACGTTATTCTACGTCTTTTTTTATGCCCTAAATTCAGTAGGTTGGCTGATTTCTGTGCGATAAGGTCGTTTATTATTCTGCCTGCTTAGCCATTATTCAGCCCTATCTGCTGGCGGAACACTACGTTGTTTTGACCAGCACAAAAATCTTTTACTTTAAATCTCTCCCCTGTATTCTGTGCAGCTGGATTTCTCCCAGCGACAATTCGCAGAGATACCCATGGCCCGCAATCATGTTCTCTTCACCTCACTTTCGCGCCGTAAACGTCGGAGCGCGACTCTCAAAATCAAAAATCTTATCTACAAAGAGCGTGCTGTCTGGGGCGGCGTCTTCTATGACGAATGCGAACATGATGCGGCAGTTGCCAGCGGGGGCTGGACCTGGAGCGATATAGTTTTTCTCGGTCGTGACCCAGCCGTTTTCTGGAATGCGGAGATCATCACGGCGAATGTGGCTTTTAGCGATGAGATAGAAGAGGCTGCTTTCAATGAGGCGCTATTGCGGCTTGACGCTGCCAGCCAGCGTCAGGCAATGCATCTCGATTTCATACCAGATATTAATCGCGATGGAAAAACGATTAGCTATACATGGGGACGAAAGCCTCAACTGAATGACTCGCAGCTTGAGGGATTATCCATAAGTGATTTTGCCGATAAACGTGCGCGAGAAATTGCGCGTACTAATCCACCGCCAGTTTATTGCGGTTACCGCATATTGCCGGGCTACGCAGCAGGAATCGGCTTGAAAATGGTGGTTGACGCTGAAGTGCTCAGTCGGAGTGTAATTGAAAGCGCTATTGCTGATTTTCTCGCTCGCGGAGAACAAAACTGGTTTTCTGACGTGCCTGCCCTTGTCCACTACATTGACAATATCTACTGCAAACCGCTTAACGAGGCATCCTGAGCGAGTCAATATGGCCCCATTGAACGCCAAAATGACTTTCTTCATATCCACGCGGTTGATGACCGCGCTCAATATGAGGAAGAACCATGGCAAGAACCCGTGCGGAACGACGCCATCACATGCGTCGCATGAGGCATAAACGGCGAAACGACAACGCTGTGCGTAACGGCAGTCCAAAAGATCAGGGGCGCCACTATACCACTCCATGTTGTTGTTCCTGTTGGATGTGTGGGCACAAGCGTGACTGGTACGGACCAGGCATACAGGAGCAGCGCGCGCAGGCAAAATATAAGGAGGACATATGAGGTAACTATCCATAGCAGGAACCTTTAATGTCTGTTTTTAATTCACGAAGAGACCGCGATCGTAACGGTAAACCCAAACCACATTGCCATGTTGGCTATCCAGGGTTCGAAGGAAAGATGATGCACCATCGTCATCGCGCTTCCTGGCTTTGGCCCGACTTTAACACTTGTCATTGCCCGTCGACCTGGACGCGTATGTTTATGACCAGACCCCGTCGGGCGAAGGAGTTCGTAGCGCTCCGGCGAATCATGAAAGGAGGCGATCCTGACGGGATCTTATTTCCTCATCGCTCCAGGCCCTACGTGTACTATTACTGA